CCGGTTGGCAGCAAGGCCGATCTCCGGCCCATCCTGGACCTCGATGTTCCTGCCGGTTCAGAGGTGTTTAGCATCCCGGTGGCGGACGACTGGGGGCTGGTGTGATGACCAGCCCTGAACGCTTTTATCCCGTGAGTTGCGTCCACGGCTACTGCGGCAACGGCTACGGCAACGGCTACGGTTACGGCCACGGCCACGGCCACGGCTACGGCTACGGTTACGGCCACGGCCACGGCTACGGCAACGGCAACGGCTACGGCAACGGCTACTGCGGCAACGGCTACGGTTACGGCCACGGCAACTACGGCAACGGCTACGGCAACGGCAACGGCTACGATACGATCAACACAACACTCAAATAGGAGAAAAAAAATGAGCGACATCATCACAGGAGGCACCCGAATGAGAGGAGAATACAAATTCTTCCCGAAAGAAAAAGCCCTAACACCAACAAAAGGCGGGTTCTATCGGCTGATAACCGACAACTACTGGCTGGTCCATCCCGACAAGGGGTTGGCGTTTTATTGGATGAAGGGCGACAAGGGAATGGGGTTCCCTCAATGTCACACGCAAAAAATCTTTCTTCATCATATAGAGAATTTATCTGGAGAGAAGGTAGAAGTTGAGTTTTTGCCCGCAGCCTGGGTGCCTATTTCTTTGGATGAATTCCGATGACCCGCCTCGCCCTTGCGGTTCCGTTCATAATTAAGAGGACTTAAAATGCAACTTGGATCACCAATCGAAGCAGTTCATCAATCGGTGGCTGCAGCCATTTATCGCGATCTTCCTGATATACATTATCAAGGTCGGGATTGGTCACTGTGGAGTAAAATGACTGAAACTGAGAAAAAGGAATCTATGAAAAACGATAGATTGGTTCCCAGAATAGACAAAACCAGACGCCCATATGAAAAAGACATTGAAGTGATCATGTTTCCCCAGGTGTGGGGAAACACTTCTTTGGGATATGGAGGCATGGGTGGTGCTGCAATGACACCAGCATACACAGTGATAGTTCAAACTCATACTCATGCTTGTGTGTATTTTGGATCAAGCGGAACATTGGCTTACATGATAAATTTCACCACACAAAGTGCTGAAGGTCGTGAAAAATTCCGACAGGATATGCAATGCCACATTATGAAAGACAAGAAAAATGCAGGTGTATATCTATGAATAAATTTATTAAAGAATTAGCCAAAGAAGCAGGATTTGATGAATATGATGGGTCCCTTATCAAGGAAGGGCGTGACTGTGAAGTTTATGTCGATAATGAATTAGAAAAGTTTGCCGAATTAATCATTGAAATGTGTATGGAAATAGTTATAAATTCTGATCCAAGTCCCAAAATGGTTGTTCATGAACCATACAGAACTATTGTTGAAAATATAAAAGATTACTTCTGGTATGAAGAAGATATCTTTGAAGATAAAGAGGAATAAGTAATGGATGAATATTGGAACACTGTTAATATATTAGGGAATACTATAGGAAGATTGACAATTTCAATGCTCTGCTACGAGGTTGATGAATGTGAACCTCAAAGAATTAGAACAGAGAAAGATATTGAATCAATAAAGCAACAAATGAGAACTTTTATTAAAATGCATAGAGGCAAACAAGTATGAATACAGCTAAAATTGTTGCAATTACACAACCTGTGATTGACTCTGTTAATCTAACTCCAGAAGAATTTATTGCTTATTGTGCAAGAGTTTCAAATCCATCAAATCAAATGAATTCTGAAACATCTGATAAGTTATTAAAGTATCTTATTAAAAACAAACATTGGTCCCCGTTCGAAATGTTGTCTGTCACAATGGAAATTAATACCACTCGTGATATTGCTCGACAAATTCTTCGGCATCGCTCATTCTCTTTTCAAGAATTCTCTCAACGTTATGCCGATCCAACTAAGGATCTTGGTTTTATTACTAAAGAAGCACGCCTTCAAGATACAAAGAATAGACAAAATTCTATTGAAACGGATGATGAATTACTCAACAAGAATTGGGAGGCCATGCAAAATGTTGTGAAGAATGCAACACTTGATGCATATAAGTGGGCCATTGAACATGGTATTGCTAAGGAACAAGCTCGAGCAGTTCTTCCTGAAGGCCTCGTTCTTTCCAAGTTGTATATGGCAGGAACTCTTCGATCGTGGATCCACTATTGTGATCTACGTAGATCAAACGGCACTCAAAAAGAACACAAGGAAGTAGCGGAATCTGCATATAAAGAGTTGACAAACTACTTTAAGTTTATATAATGGGTCTATAAATAATTTACTCTATGTTAATTGCGGTGATTGGGTAGAATCTTGCACGGCCATAGTTGAGGATTATGAAAGTAATTTTAAGGTGTTTGATTACACACCTTAGTTTTAATAGGATATATTAATGACAATTTATGTTCAGAAAAGAAGCGGAGATCGGGAACTTCTTGATCTAAATAAATTCCATAAAATGGTAGAGCACGGGTGCCACAATGTTACCGGTGTATCAGTTTCAGAAATTGAATTAAAAACTCAAATTCAATTTTATGACGGAATCAAATCTACTGATATTCAGGAAACTCTTATCAAAGCTGCTTCTGAACTTATTTCTGAAGAAACACCGAATTATCAATATGTAGCTTCAAGATTTATCAATTATCAACTACGGAAGGAGGTTTATAATAATCATGAACCTCTTAATCTATATTCACACGTAAAGAATGTTGTGAAGGCAGGATATTATGATTCTGAAATTTTAGGTCATTATACAGAGGAAGAATTTTATCAAATTGATTCTTTTATAGATCATAGGAGAGATTTCAATATTTCCTATGCAGGAATGGAGCAACTTCGCGGCAAATATCTTATCAAGGATAGAGTTACCAAGAAATATTATGAAACGCCACAAATGGCTTTTATTCTCATTCCTATGGTTCTTTTCAGAAACTATCCAAAGAATACTAGACTACAGTGGGTTCGAGATTTTTATGATTCACTCTCGAACTTTGAAATTTCACTTCCAACACCAATCATGGCTGGACTTCGTTCACCCGTCAAGCAATTTAGTTCCTGTGTTCTCATTGAAACAGATGATTCATTAAATTCAATCAATGCCACAACATCTTCGATTGTAAATTATGTTTCACAAAAAGCAGGAATTGGTATTGGTGCAGGTCGAATTCGCGCTATCAATTCAAAGATTAGAAATGGTGATACATCACATACTGGTGTAATTCCTTTTTATAAACTATTTCAGTCTGCCGTAAAGTCTTGTTCTCAGGGTGGTGTCCGTGGTGGTGCCGCAACTCTATACTATCCTTTTTGGCATCTTGAAATTGAAGATATGCTTGTTTTAAAGAACAACAAGGGTGTCGAGGAAAATCGGATCAGACATTTAGACTATGGAGTTCAATTCAATAAAGTAATGTATGAACGTCTATTGACCAATTCAAATATTACTTTATTTTCACCACATGATGTTCCAGAACTCTATGAAGCATTTTTTATTGATGTCGATAAGTTTAGAACTCTCTATGAGGAAGCAGAAAACAATCCGGATATTAGAAAGAAATCTGTTCCTGCTCTAGAACTTTTCACCAAGTTTATGAATGAAAGAAAAGATACAGGTCGTATCTATCTAATGAATGTCGACCATGCAAATGATCATGGTTCCTTTATTAAAGAATTAGCTCCTATTCGTATGAGCAATTTGTGCTGCGAAATCACACTTACTACCCAACCACTTGAGTCTTTGGATGATCCCAATGGTGAAATTTCTCTCTGCACTCTTGCAGCAATCAACTGGGGAAAGATTAAGAATCCAAATGATTTTAAAAAGCCATGTGACTTAGTAGTTCGAGCACTTGATGAATTGTTAAGTTATCAAAACTATCCTGTATTGGCGGCGCGGAAAGGCACTATGAATAGAAGGCCTTTGGGTGTAGGTATTATCAATCTTGCTTATTGGTTAGCTAAAAATGATTTATCATATGATAATATTAGTAATGAAGGTCTTCAGAAACTTCATCAATATGCTGAAGCATGGTCATATTATCTAATCAAAGCAAGTGCCGATCTTGCCGTTGAAAAGGGTGCTTGCCCTCTTTCATCTGAAACCAAGTATTCAAAAGGTATTCTTCCCATTGATACCTACAAGAAAGATGTTGACAGTTTGGTTGAACCTGTATATAATTATGATTGGGAACAATTAAGGAATCAACTTTGTTCTACAGGTATTCGTAATTCTACTCTCATGGCTCTGATGCCAGCAGAAACATCTGCTCAGGTATCAAATTCAACAAATGGTATTGAACCAGTACGATCACTTATTACTATTAAACAATCTAAGGATGGTGTTCTGAAACAGGTAGTGCCGGAAATTAGAAAATTAAAGAATAAATATGATCTCTTATGGGATCAAAAGTCACCTGAAGGATATCTCAAAATTTGTGCAGTTCTTCAGAAATTTATTGACCAAGCAATTTCCGTGAATACTAGCTATAATCCAAAGCATTATGCTGAAGAAAAAATTTCAATGACTGATATGCTTAAGCATATGATCATGCATTATAAGTTTGGTGGTAAGACCTTGTATTATTTCAATACATATGATGGTGCTGGTGAACTAGATGTAAATCTTCCAGAACTTGAAGCTTCGATTGAAGATGATTATGAATGTGATTCATGCACTATTTAAAGGAATTTTAAATGTCTGTATTCAATACAATCAACAATCAAAATCATTTAAAAGCAAAATGTTTCCTTGATGATTCTGTAACGATTGCACGGTATGACCGTCAGAAATATTCTATTTTTGACAAGCTTACCGAACAGCAACTTGGTTTTTTCTGGAGACCAAATGAAATTGATGTTACTAGGGATTCGATTGACTTCAAATCTCTTTCATCACATGAAAAGCATATTTTTACATCAAATCTAAAACGCCAGATTCTTCTCGATTCAGTTCAAGGTAGAGCACCTACTACGGCATTTAGCCCGATTTGTTCTCTACCAGAACTTGAAACATGGATTCAAACATGGGCATTTTCCGAGACTATTCATTCTCGTTCTTATACTCATATCATTCGGAATATCTATCCAGATCCATCTAGGATTTTTGATGAAATTACTGACATTCAAGAAATCCTTGATTGTGCAGTAGATATTAGCAAATACTACGATGATTTGATTTATAAAAATAATGAACTTACATTGTTTGCACCAAAAGATGATTTATATGCTCATAAGAAAGCACTGTGGCTTGCCTTGATGTCTGTGAATATCCTTGAAGGCATTAGATTTTATGTTTCGTTTGCTTGTTCATGGGCATTTGCAGAATTAAAGAAGATGGAAGGTAATGCCAAGATCATCAAGCTTATTTGTCGAGATGAAAACCTTCACCTTGCTTCAACGCAACATCTTCTAAAAATTCTACCAGTGGATGATCCTGACTTTGCTCAAATTAAAGAAAATACATATCAGGAATGTATTGACATGTTTATTTCAGCAGCAAATCAGGAAAAGAAATGGGCAGAATATCTTTTTAAAGATGGATCAATGATTGGTCTAAACTATAAGCTTCTTTCTGATTATGTAGAATGGATTACCAATAGAAGATTGTCTGCTGTTGATTTGACACCACAATTTAAAACAGGAACCAATCCTCTCCCATGGACGCAAAAGTGGATTTCTGGTGGGAATGTGCAGGTAGCACCACAGGAAGTAGAACTTTCCTCTTATACTATTGGTGCAGTTAAGATGGATGTAACATCAGAGTCATTGAGTTCTCTTTCACTCTAGAGTAATAAATAAAAGGTAATATTATGGATTACCTTTTATGTGGCTTTATGAGAATAAAGAAGTTGACAAAACCCAACTTATGGTGTATATTGGTTATGTGTATAGGATAACCAATCTTACCAATGGGAAAATGTATATTGGTAAAAAACTTCTGAAGTTCAAACGAACAAAGATGGTGAAAGGAAAAAAGAAAAAATATGTTGTAGATTCTGATTGGGAAACCTATTATGGATCCAATCTTGAATTACAACAGGATGTTCAAGCTCTCGGCACAAACAAATTTAAACGAGAGATACTTGCTCTTTGCAAAACTAAAGGTGAATGTAGTTATATTGAAGCTCTTTACCAGTTTCAAGAAAGAGTCCTTGAACGTGATGATTACTATAATGCATGGATATCTTGTCGGATTCGACGTTCACATTTGAAGAAAGGAAAAGAACATGGCAGCTCCAAAGAAGAAAGGCCGACGGAAGATCGGCTCGTCAAAGCGGAGAGCTCGGGCTCTCAATCGTAAGCGGTAATAAATAAAAAGATTCTATTATTTAATGACATAGCGAACCCGCTTTAACAACGGGCACACTGAGGTCCTACTCCTCGAATGTCCATTAAGGAGATACAACTTGAGAAAGCATCTTAAGATGTTTCTCTGTTTGTGTGTAATATTTTTGATGATCATAACGACTGCACATTCTGGAGAAACACGAAAAGATTCCTTTCATAAGGAATATACTACTAATGCTTCTTGGTATAAAGAAGGAAAGAAAACAGCTAACGGAGAACGATTTAATCCATACGGTTTGACAGTTGCACATAGGTCATTACCATTTGGAACTCTTTTAAGGCTTACAAACAACGAAACAGGAAGATCAATTATAGTTCGTGTGAATGATCGTGGGCCTTTTATTAAGAACAGAACTCTTGATGTAACTTTGGGTTGTGCTCGTATGCTTGGTATGAATATTGTGGGAGTAACAAAATTGCAAGTACAAATTTTGTAGAATAAATAAATAAAAAACGAAGGTATCAATGCAATCTTTTAAGAACTTTCTAACTGAGACAAAAGTAAGTCTTGAATATCATACAACCTTAAATCCTGTTTTGTGGATTGATGATAAATTAAAACCAGAAGTTAGAAAAGTTCTTTTAAGATTTGCAGATACTTGGGCAAAGTTTGCCAATATCAAGTCAGAATTGATTAAAGATGTAATTATGACTGGTGGCAATGCAAACTATAATTATACAAGCAAATCAGATATTGATGTTCACATTGTCCTTGTTAGAAATGAATTAGGTTCCAATAGAGAACAAGTTGATGACATTCTACAAGACAAGAAAATGCTATGGACTCTTTCACATAACGTAAGAGTTTTAGGATATCCTTTAGAGCCATATGCTCAAGATATTTCAGAAAAATATCCTGCTGGTCAAGGTGTTTATTCACTTAAAGATGATGTATGGATCCAAAAGCCTGAACATGGGAATTACAATTTTTCTGCTGATCCTATGTTGAAACGAAAAGTGATGTATTACGTTCATCTTATCAATACTATGATTAAAAATAAGATGGATATAAATACTTTTGATATTCTCAAGAAGAAATTGAGAGACATGAGATCAGCCGGTATTGAAAAATCAGGTGAATTCTCACGGGAAAATCTTATTTTCAAAGAACTTAGAAATAGGGGTATTCTTGATAAGATGAATGCTTATCAGAAATCAATGAAAGATAAGAGTCTATCATTAACTTAATTGTTGACAAACTAAAACTATGGAGATATAATATGGCTAGACCAGTAGTAAATTTATACTTGATTGAAGGTGAGGTTAGACTACAGCCACTACAGGCAGGTGCAAGTTCAGTTCAGTCAAAGCAGACACGACTTGTTTGGGCAAAGAATTTAAAGGAAGCGGTAGATAAGTATGAAGCTTATTTTGCTTCAATGAATAATGCTTCAGAGGCATATATTGTTCTCAACACCTCAACCACTGAAGCATTGAAGTAATATTAGGAGTTTATATTATGCAAGTTGAGATTTACACGAAGCCATCATGTAGCTATTGCTTTAAGGCCAAGGAACTTATGGCCAACAAGAATATAGTTTATACTGAATATAAGCTGAATGAAGATTTTACTCGAGAAGTATTACTAGAAAAGTATCCTACAATCAAAACATATCCTGTAATTGTTATTGATGGTATGATGATTGGTGGATATGAACAGTTCAAGACAATGGTTCTTCTTGAAGAACAACGAACCGGTACTATGAAATTTTTGGCGGAGAATACTTGATATGATGTATGAACGTGATTCTATTTTAAATGATCTTCGTACGAAGGTTATTGAAGTTGTTTTTACCAAGATGAATGGTGAGGAACGAACTCTTCGTTGCACACTAAAGCCCGAAAGACTTCCTGCTAAGTATCTAGAGGAAGCCGAAGGTGAAAAGACTTTTCATCGGGAAAATAAAGAAGTCATCCGCGCATGGGATGTTCAAAATAATGGTTGGCGCTCATTCCGTATTGATACGGTAAGTTACGTAGCCGAAGTTCAAGCACACTAAAGGATATAAAATGTTATATGTGACTGATAAGGTAACCCCATGGGGTTGGCACTGTATTATGGATGCTGCAGGCTGTAATCACAATTCAATTACAGATTATGATAATATCTATAATTTTGCAAAGGAACTGGTCAAGGAAATTGACATGGTTCCATATGGTGAACCACAGATTGTAAAGTTTGGATCAGGAGATAAGTCTGGATATACTCTAGTTCAACTTATCGAAACTTCAAACATTTGCGCTCATTTTGTGGATGAAAATGATGAAGTCTATCTAGATGTATTCTCATGCAAGCCATATGATGTAAGAATTGTTGAAAATATGATGGTCAAGTATTTTAATGCTAAGACAATTCGGACTGGTTTTATTGAACGAAAAGCAATATTGCAAACACCACCAGCTCATGAAAGTGGAGCTGAATGATGTTTATTTGGTCTGATTTTGATCATAATTCACTCAATTCACAAAAGATGATTAAGGCTAAACAGGTAAATGGGCCTGAATATTGGCCAACAATGCGTGAAGTTTTTGAATATGATTGCAAGCATTTACCTCTTTCTCGCTTTAGGCTTTGGGCAAGTGTTCACAATGTTCCTTTTGTAACTCAATATAGAACAGGCAAATTTTATGCTGCTGCTCTTTCGGAAGCATATAAAAACCCTATTGTAGCAGAAGCGTTAAAAGAAAATTGGATTGGCATCCCTGTTGAAAAGGCAGAAGTATTTCGTGCTCTGAGTGATTTTGATACATCAATTCAACGAATTCAGGATGTCGGTCATTTGGTCATTACAGACTTTACACCAGAAAGATTGTCCAGTTATAAAAGCATTATTGAAATTGGTGCTGGATATGGTGACATGTGTTCTGTAGTTCATAAAATGGGGTTTACTGGTAAATATACTATTATTGATATTCCAGAAATTAGCCCAATTCAGGATTACTATTTAAAGAAGCAAGGTATCAATGCAAATTTCAGGTTTGAATCTACTGATGTAGAACCTGCGGATTTGGTTATTGCAACATGGTCTCTTTCGGAAACTCCATTGGAATACCGTGAGAAATTGATGCCTACAATCATCGACTCCAAGAATTGGCTTGTCATGTATCAAGCTAAGATTTTTGGAAAGGAAGTAAATGATGAATATTTCAGAACTATGTTCAAGGATAGAGATAGAGATCCTACATTTACAGTCTTTTCAGAAACACCATGGGATGGAAAGAATACGTATATGGTGATTCAATGATTGTAGGGTTTACATGTTCTGCATTTGATTTATTCCATGCAGGTCATATTGCTATGCTTAAGGAATGTAAGGAACAATGTGACTATCTTGTTGTAGGCCTCCAAACAGATCCTTCCATTGATAGAAAACACAAGAATAAGCCTATCCAATCAATTTTAGAACGATATATTCAACTAGAAGCTTGTAAGTATATTGACAAGATTATTCCTTATGATACTGAAAAGGATTTAGAAAATCTGATCGGTATCATAAGGCCTACTAAACGATTTGTTGGTGTTGAATATATGAGAATTTCACTTACAGGAACAACAGTCTGTATGCAAGTGGGAACCGAAATTATTTACAATACTAGAAATCATTCTTATAGTTCAACAGAATTGAGAAAGAGAATACATGATGCTTCCGTCACCACACACCGATAAATATTTTCAAGAAGTACTTGAAATTGCACAACTCTGTAATAATAAAGAATTTATTGCTAAGGTAAGTTCTATCAGTAGATTTTTATGGGATGTGCGGGATTCAAAGGGTCGTGTATTTGTTCTTGGTGTAGGTGGATCTGCTGGCAATGCATCACACATGGTCAATGATCTTAGAAAACTTTGTGGCATTGAAGCATATTCACCTGTTGATAATGTCTCGGAACTTACTGCTAGAACCAATGATGATGGTTTTGAGACCGTATTTTCTGAGTGGCTTAGAACTTCAAAGTTAAATCATACCGATGCCGTTTTATTCTTATCAGTCGGTGGTGGTTCAAAGGAACGTGGAATTTCTGTAAATCTAATCAATGCTCTTGATCTAGCAAAAGTTAGAGGTGCTTTTACTATTGGCATCGTAGGTAAAGCCGATGGCTATATTGCTAAGAATGCCGATATTGCATTGGTTGTTCCTTCTGTAAATCCTGATAGAATTACCCCACACTCTGAAGCATTCCAAAGTATCATCTGGCATTGCTTTGTTAGCAATCCTTATTTACAAGTGAGAAAGACTACCTGGTAATGAAGTGTGTATTCCTTGATCGTGACGGCGTAATAAATAAACTTGTAGAAAGACCAAACGGAGAAAGAACTGCTCCATGGTCTTTTGAGGAATTTGAATTACTTCCAAACGTAAAAGAATCCATTGACAAAATCCACAAAATGGGTTATAGTATTATTGTGGTAACAAATCAACCCGACGTAAATGACGGCAAATTATCCCTTGAAGATTTAAGGAAAATGAATGCTGTCATCTATTCAATGGGTGTATTGAATATACATTCCTCTATGGGTCGAAATACACCAGAATATAAGCCAAATAATGCTCACGTAGAACTATATATTACCTTATATAGAATTGATAAAATCAAAAGTTTTATGATCGGTGATAGATGGAAAGACATTGTGTGTGGTCATAGAAGTGGTCTAACTACTATTTTTCTAGGTGAAACTTACACGACATCCGCGGAATTTAGTGATATTAAACCTACTATGATTGCTAGAGATATTAAAGAAGCTGTTGATCTTATTGAAAGGATTATATAATGAATTATTATGTCGACATCTATGCTGATGGCGCTGATGAAAATGGAATTCTAGAGGCGGCAAAGAATCCCATCGTGAAAGGTTTTACTACAAATCCATCACTTATGCGCGCCGCTGGTATCACAGACTATATGGAATTCTGTAATAGAATTATTCCAAAGCTCAAGGAACTCCGTCCTGATACCAATATCAGTCTTGAAGTATTTTCAGACGATCACGGTGAAATGGTCGACCAAGCTCTAAAGCTTGATGCTCTCTCGAAGACTTATGGCTATCCTGTTCTTGTCAAGATTCCTTGTATTGATACAAAAGGTGAAACTACAGGGAATGTAGTTCGAACTCTTACGCGCGAAGGTGTGTCTGTAAATGTTACTGCTGTATTTACAAATAAGCAATATTCACGTGCTGTTTGGGATCTAGAAGGAACCAACTTTGGTATTGTTTCAATTTTTGCAGGAAGAATACAGGATTCCGGAAGAAATGCAAAGAATCTGATTAAGGATTGGCAGGGTGCAAATCCGCCTTCAAAAAATATTAAACTCTTGTGGGCATCAACACGTGAAGTAAATCATGTTATTCAAGCCGACTATTGTTTCTCTGATATTATTACTATGACTCCCGATCTCATTAAGAAGTTACCTCTTCTAGGAAAAAATCTAGATGACTATTCTATTGAGACCGTAAAGATGTTTTACAATGATGCTCAGGCATCTGGATACAAGATTTAAGGATATATTATGTCATTTGAAGAAAATGAAATTTCAGTAAACGCAAATGGTGGAACTGAAATTGCCAAACGTAAGTTGGCTAGTATTATTGATCCAAATCTATTGGAACATTTTCAGATTATCTCGTCGCGACCTAGAGAACTAAAACAGGATAAGATTAGAATATTTTGGGCTCACGACTTGCCCGAAGACCCGGAATCTTCCAAATTTAAAAATAATAACTTTCTAAATGATATTCATCAATTTGTATTTATTTCAAATTGGCAATATCAACGATATCATCTTATTCATGGTCTTGCATATGACCAGAAGTCTATTGTTCTGGAAACTGGTATTGAACCAGCGCCACAATTACAAGATCGTGATGATGAAACCATTCGTCTTGTATATACATCAACCCCAAATCGAGGTCTAGAACTTCTTGTTCCTGTTGTAGAAGAGTTATCAAAAATTCATCCTGAAATTCATCTTGATGTATTTTCATCTTTTAAGATTTATGGTTGGGAAGAATCAGACAAGGCATTTGAACCACTGTATAATCGGATCAGACAACATCCAAATATGACCTATCGTGGATTTGTTCCAAATGCAGAACTTAAGGAACATCTAAACAAGTCTCATATTTTTGCTTATCCTTCTATATGGCTTGAGACTAGTTGTAGAGCTATGTTGGAAGCAATGTCTGCTGGACTTATTTGTGTACATCCTGACTATGGTGCTTTGCCTGAAACATCTGGTGGTTTAAATATCATGTATCACGGTGATTCAAATAAGGTAATTCATGCAAATATTTTTGCATCACATCTAGATGCAGCAATCAAACTTTATAAAACAAAGCAACATAAGAATATGATTCAGTTGAATAAGGCTTTTGTTGATACTCGGTATAACATTGATCTCATCAAGAACAAATGGGAGCATATGCTCAAGGGACTTTTGGAAAAATATCCTACACCCGAGAGTAGAAAGAAACCATCAGAAACATTTGTCTATAGGACAGTGTGATGATTATTTCAAAAACACCTCTCAGAATCTCATTCTTCTCTGGTGGTTCAGATATGGAATCCTTTTATAAAAAGGAACCTGGTGCTGCTCTTTCATGCACGATTGACAAATATATCTACACCCTAGTTCATCAGTCTCGTCATATGAATTTCAAAACAATGTATGATGATATTCAGACTTATGAATCACTTGATGATATACAACACGATATTACACGCGAAGCATTAAAATACTATGGCATGAGCAGTATGACTGATACTGTTACTACTGGATCAATTTCTGATATTATAGCAAAAGGTTCAGGTTTAGGTTCATCATCTGCATTTACTGTAGGTATTCTTAATTGTCTGAAACAAAGTCAAGAAAATACTTTTGGTAAATTTTCAAAATTGTATGATAATAAAAGAGTATTAGCTGAAGAGGCATGTAAAATTGAAATTGAAAAATGTGGATTTCCTATCGGCAAGCAGGATCAATATGCTGCGGCGTATGGCGGCTTTAATCTTTATAGGTTTAATACTGACGGAAGTGTTGATATTACATCTCCTTCTATTCCTGAAAAGGCTCTTAGGAAATTAGAAAATAATCTTTTCCTTGTATATTCTGGAAAGCCTAGGTCTGCCAATGCAATTCTTAAAAAGCAAAATGATGCTATGACAGATTCTCATAAGTTTCAGTTAGTTGCCAATTCACGTGATAAAGCATATGAAGGAATGAAACTACTTTGTGAAAATAAGGTAGAAGATTTTGCTCATCTTCTTCATAGAGCATGGATGGATAAGAAACAAGTAACAAAAGATATTTCGAATACTTTTTTTGATGATATATATGATAAAGCCATTCAAAATGGCGCTATTGGTGGCAAATTGCTTGGTGCTGGTGGCGGTGGTTTTTTCATCTTTTATGTTCCACCAGATTCCAGAAGAGATGTTGCGATTGCCATCACTAATGGAACCGGTTGCAAAATCTATGATTTTAACTTTACCTTTAATGGTAGTACAATCATCGGAAATGATTGACTTAACCTCAAAAATGTGATAGAATAACACCATGGCAAAATCATCAAACAACATCATTCGATTTCCAATTAAACCTAATTTTGGTTCTCCAACAAACATAGAGGAAGTTGAAAATAATATTGAATTTGTAAAACAGTTTCATATTCAAGAAACAATCGAGACCGTCATTCCTTTTCTATTTGATAGATTAAACATGGCAGGTTTTGATCTAGATGATGAAAATGATGATGATCTAAGATATGGCGCTTTTATCTGTGAGGCAATTAGATCATTACTTTGTAGTAAATGTGATATGAATCATATGTTTCAAATATTTGCCAAATCACTTTTTATTGAGGATGAAGATGGTTATCTCAATTTAGTGGAAAATGCCGATATTAACATTAAGGTAAGTAAAGACAAAGACAAAAAACTTGATTGAAACTATAATAAGTATAGCAGTAATATCATACTTTGTAGTATGTTTGGTAGCATTTGTTTTAATAATGTATTCTTTATTTTTCTGAGGAGTATTTAAGTGATTATTGTGGATCTATCCCAGGTAGTATTAGCAAATCTAATGGCACAACTTGGGACTCATACAAATACTGAGGTCGAGGAAAATATGCTACGGCATATGATTCTCAATTCTCTTCGTATGAATAAAAATAAATTTGGTTCTGAATACGGCCAATTTGTTATTGCTTGTGATAATAAAAACTATTGGCGGAAACAAATCTTCCCATATTATAAGGCCAATCGAAAGAAGAATATCGAGAAGTCTGAATTGAATTGGAAGCAAATATTTGAATGTATGAATAAGATTCGTCAGGAATTGAAGGATCACTTCCCATATACTGTCATTGACATTGAAACAGCAGAGGCCGATGATGTCATTGCATCTCTTTGCAGGAAATATGGCGTTACTGATGAATATCTTCCATTTGAAAATGTTGAAAAGATCCTAATCCTTTCAGGTGACCACGATTTTATTCAACTTCAAAAATACAAGAATGTTGAACAATATGATCCCGTAAAGAAGAAAAAGGTTACTCATCCCAATCCTAAAAATTACCTTCGTGAACACATTCTTCGCGGTGATTCTGGCGATGGAATTCCTAATTTTCTCTCAGCTGATAATTGTCTTGTTGTGGGTGAACGACAAAAAGGTGTGTCATCTAAGAAACTTGAGGAATGGATGGACAAGGATCCTACACTATTTTGCACAGAGATTATGCTTAGAAACTATCGGAGAAATGAACAACTAATTGATCTTGATAAAGTTCCAAATGATATATATAATAGGGTCATTGAAAGTTTTGAAGGTCAAAAGAATAAGAAGTCGAATGATCTGATGAATTACTTTATGTCTCATCGTCTAAAAAATCTTATGGAAAATATCGGAGAGTTTGTATGAAATTAGGTGTGGCGGAAATTTTAGAAAATGTTTCAAATCTAAGAACCAAAGAAGAAAAGATTGCTATGCTTCGGGCTAATAATACTGTGGCATTGCAGACAGTTTTGAGAGGTGCTTTTGATCCTACCATTGTATGGGCATTGCCCGAGGGTGCACCTCCATATAAGCCGAATGACCTGGTAGACCAGCAACATAGATTCTATGCAGAATGTAGAAAGATGTATCTATTCATTCAAGGTGGTCATTCTTCATTAAAGCAGACTCGACGTGAGCAATTATATGTTGAATTACTAGAGACTATTGACCCCAAGGATGCCAATCTCCTTATTGCGATTAAAGATAAGAAAATGCCATACAAGGGCATTACCCGTGAACTAGTCAACGAAGCAATTCCAGGATTACTGCCGACATGAGTAAAACAAAGAATCCCCGGGCTAGGGATTATGATTACGAAGATGAAGAATATACTCCAAACATTAAAGATTTCAATCATAGAAAAAATAAAAGATTGACAAATATTCTCCGATCAAAAAATATTGACCTTCTAATGGAACTTGAAGAGGATGAATGTTAATGCCTACATATACTCTTAGAAATATCTACACAGATGAAGTGTTTGAAGAATATATGAGTTATAGTGAACTACAGGAATACCTGAAGGATAAACCAAATATTGAGCAGATTCTTTCGGCACCTGCTATTGTTTCCGGTATTTCAAAAAAGCCAGATTCTGGGTTCAGAGATATTCTCAAGAATATCAAAAAAGAACATTCAAGAGGCCTTACAAGATCCACAGTTAACACGTTTTAGCATCATTCTATAAATACCCTTGTAACAAAGGGAAAGGAGGTAAAGAAACATCATTCTTTACGTCAATAACTTTATAGAAAGATAATTACATGACTTCAACCGCTATCCGCCGGCAATCAAGAAAAGAAAGAAGAAGAAACAATCAAGATCAAGGGAATTCTAGACAAGCTCCAAACTTTGAACTTATGGAAGTCAAACCAAAGACAGACAATCAAAGAATAGCTTTTGATGCTTATGATCGTGGTAAAAATTTGATGCTTAATGGAATTGCGGGTACTGGTAAAACATTTTTATCAATGTATCTATCTCTGTTGGATGTTCTAGATGCAAATACAGATTATGAAAAACTGTATATCATCAGATCAGTTGTTCCTACTAGAGATATGGGATTTCTCCCCGGTAACAATAAAGAAAAAACCAAAGTCTATGAAGCACCGTATTATGCTATCTGCACAGAACTTTTTGATCGGTCAGATGCATATGAATATCTAAAATCAAAAGGCCTAGTTGAATTTATTTCAACGTCATTTGTTCGCGGTATTACATTGAGTAATTGTGTAGTAATTGTGGATGAAATGCAAAATCTTACACTTCATGAAAGTGACTCAGTCATCACACGCGTAGGTCATAATTGTAAGATCATTTTTTCGGGTGATTATACTCAATCTGATTTTATTTACGATCGTGATAAGAATGGCATCAATGAATTCATTCGTATCATCAAGAAAATAAAACAGTTTGAATTTATTACTTTTACAAAAGAAGATATCCTTCGGTCTGATCTTGTAAAGGATTATATCATCGAAAAGGATAAGTTAGGAATTATCACATAATATGTTTAATATGATGCCAAAAAGGGAGAGGTTTTTTGACCTCTCCCTACTTGATTGTGAAGATTTAAAGGATAATACTACAGAGAATGGTAGGTATTACACTACACCGACTGGAGAGATATATCCATCGGTCACAACTGTAATAGGTAGAAAACTTGATAAGTCTGGTCTTCTCAAATGGCAAAAGGATGTTGGAGAAGAAAAGGCAAAGAAAATACTTATTCAGGCAGGAAATAGAGGCACTGCCATTCACAAACTTTGTGAAAAATATCTTTTAAATGAAACAAACTATACTGAAGGTTCTATGCCTATCAATATAGCTACATTCAAAGATATTAGACCAATTCTAAATGAAAATATCGGCACAATTCTAGGATCTGAATTAGCACTATATTCACATACTTTAAAGACTGCCGGAAGAACTGATCTTCTAGCAGAGTATAATGGTATACTCTCGATTGTTGACTTCAAGACTTCATTGAAGATTAAAAAGGAAGAATGGATTGAAGGATATTTTCTTCAAGCCACTACTTATTCTCTCATGGCAGAAGAACGTATTCCTTCCATAAAGGTTCCACAAATAGTAATCATCATTGCTGTTGACAATGAGAAACCACAGGTATTTGTAAAAAATCGTGATGACTATGTTGAAAAGGTATTAGAAATTTTTACTTAAAACAATTCTTATAAATAAGAAAAAGAAGGATTGTTTATGGAAAAATTTAAAAAATTTTCTGATTTTATAAAACCTGAAGAATTAGATGATGCTCCAAGAAAACCTAATCGCAAGTTACATTGGGGGTATCATCTTCTTTTGGATATGAGTCTGTGTAATAAAAACATAGACAATGAAAATGTTGTTCGAGCATTCTTAAAAGAGCTTATTAGAGAATTAAAGATGACACCAATTGGTGATCCTTTAATAGCAAAAGTTGATGGTGAAGATGGTCGAGGTCTTTCGGCAATACAACTTATTACCACCTCTTCTATCACGTTTCACGGTGATGATGAAAAAATGTCAGTATATCTAGACATTTTTTCTTGTAAATCTTATGATCCTAAACAAGCTATGCAAACAGTGATTAAATATTTCAATCCTAAGCATATAGGCCATAAATTCATCACAAGAGATGCAGGAGATTATCCCAAAAAATGATTAAAAAAACACCTTCGGAATTGTCCGAATCAGCTTTTTTAATGAATTTTCCTTTTACAGTGGATAACAGAGAACCAAATAATGTTCTCATGAATAAATTTTCAGAAAAATATAATTACGAAAGAGCATTTTCTCAATTTATGTCTCTTTATAAAATTGTGACTGCCAACGCCCTCGTGTATATACTCCCCAGTGAAAAAGATCTTCAAGATTTATTCTACGTTGCTAATCTTGGATGTTACCTCCCTCATTTAAATAATAATACTATACTCTTAGCAAATTTTCAATCTCCACCAAGAATCGGTGAAGATTATGTTGGTCAAAAATTCTTTGAAAGTATGCGTTATAATGTATATCAGTCACCGTATTATTGGGAAGGTGAGGCAGATTTAAAATATATCAGAGATAACATCTATGTTTCTTGTTATGGCGCTAGAACTGTTAAGGAAAGTCATGCATGGATGGAAAATAATTTCAATATGCATATAATTGATATTGAAACACCTGATCCTAATCTTTATCATCTTGATTGTTCTTTTTTCCCTCTCAATGAAACTCAAGCTTTGGTTGTTACTTCTTCTCTTTCTAAGAAAGACATCAAAAAACTAGAAAAGGTACTGGAAGTTATTCCAGTACCCGAAAAGCACAAATATGATGATTGGACAAATATAGTAAGAATTAAAAATAAGATCTTATATTCACCAGTAAATGATAGTCATAAAGAATTAGAAAAAACATTGGGAAAGCTTAATTTAGAAGTAGTTCCCGTGGATATGAGCGAATTTGCAAAGTCTGGTGCTGCTTTGAGTTGTATGATGATGCATTTAAATTATAATAATAGATAGTATCATTATCACCATTTATACCATTCTTCTAGATCAACATTTAGATCGTCTTTTACATCAGCTATAATTTGTGTTAAACACTTGCCTTTAACACCATTAATTTTATGGACTACCATCTCAGTTCCTCTAGGGTTTGAAAAAAGATTTGATTCTCGATACGGTGTCTGATCCGATCCCAGATTTGATTATGAACCTGACCTCTGATCTGACCATTGACTTGTTCCTTTATCAGACATCCGACTTGATATTCAAATCTACTTCGGGCGTAATGCCATATCTTATTCTTCACCATCTTAGATCATCCTTGACCTGATCCCAGACCTGATCTTTGACCTGATACCAGACCTGATCTTTGACCTGATCTTTGACCTGATACCAGACCTGTCGGATGACCTGATCCCTGACCTGATTATAGACCTGATCCCAGACCTGATTCCTGACCTGATACCAGACCTGATTCCTGACCTGATTATAGACCTGATTCCTGACCTGATCCCTGACCTGATTATAGACTTTATCAATACTTTGCCTTACCATTTCAAATCATCCTTGACCTGATCCCAGACCTGATCTTTGACCTGATACCATACTCTAGTCGATACCTGATATCTGACCTGATCTTTGACCTGATACCAGACTTTATCAATACTATTCTTCACCATCTCAGATCATCCCAACACTGATCCCTGACCTGATACCCAACCTGAATATAGACCTGAATATGGACCTGATCCCAGGTCTGACCCTTGACATGATTCCAGGCCCGACTCCAGACCTGATCGCCGACCTGAATATAGACCTGATCCAAGATCTGACTCCAGGTCTGGTTAATATTTTCTTTTACCATCTCAGATCATCCCTAACTTGATCAAATATTTGATACCTCACCTGTCGTCTGACCTGATACCAGACCTGATTCCAGACCTGATACCAGACCTGATCCCTGACCTGATTATAGACCTGATCCCAGACCTGATTCCTGACCTGATTATAGTCTTGATTCCTGACCTGAATCAAGACCTGATTATAGACTTTAACCATTGCTATATCAATACTTTTCCTCACCATCTTAGATTATCTTTAATCTGAACCTCAACCTGATTCAAGACGCGATCCCTGACCTGATACCTGACCTGATGCAAGACCTGATTCAAGACGCGATCCCTGACCTGATACCTGACCGGACCCCAGACCCGATCCCTGACCTGATGCAAGACCTGATACCTGACCGGACCCCAGACCTGATACCTGACGCTATCAATACTATTCTTCACCATCTTAGATCATCTCCAATTTGATCCCAGCCCCGATCCAAGATCTGATACCAGACCTGATACCTGACCTGATACTTGACTTGGTCCCAAATCTGATCTCTGATTGCTTGCTGGATAACATTTTGTCTCATATCAAAAACCTTCAATAAAAAACCGGGGATTTCTCCCCGGCTCTTCAATGTTAGTCGGCAGCCTTTCGCCATCCCTCTGGCGTATATTCTCGCTGTCGCCGAATACGGTAAATGCCAGGATCAACCATAATTGACTCGTGGGTGTGATAACTCCGCAGATGTTCAATCGGAGTAGGTGCTTCCACATTCAAGAACAATTCGTAGATATCCTGACCACTATCAACCTCAAGTTCATATGCCTTGACTCGAGAAGCTTCCATCACGTGATTGTGACCCGTCTCAGAGTGAGCAACCACAATCTGGCCTTGCTCAGGAGCCACAGCCTTGATATTAGTAGGCAATTCTGCAATCTTAATGATAACAAAATCACCCTGGGCAGCCATCTTAGTAAAAGTACGCATTTTGTAATCCTTTCAATATTGGTTTATAGTCTCATTATAACACATTAGGAAAATTTGTCAACAATTATTTTCCTAATCTTTTCCTTGTCGTATTTAATAAATGGTGTGTATTTCTTAAACTTAAGAGAGAATGTTTCCCATATTGGATTGTCCTTGAGCATCTTATTCCAATATTTCATACATCCTGTTAAATCAGAAAGAACACATATAGTTTCTAAGGAGATTTGTTTACCCAAATACAAATTAAAAATATATGGTGGTTGATTATCAATTACAGCAAAATTCGAATTAAAATCATCATTAAATTTTGATAAGTCATTTGTTATAAGATATGTAAGTGATTGAGTTTTTTTGATCCATTCACTATATATGGTTTCAGCTTCCTCGGAGTATACTATATCTTTAACCCATGCAGTATCTTTTTCTACAAAATTTGAAAGCATCAAATCGTGTGGATCTTTATGTTTTGATAACTTTTCAAAGAAAATTTTATCTTTTCTTTTATTAAAACTATCCAATGAAGCAGATGATTTACCAGAATATCTGTGATAATCATAAGTTTTGCTTTGAAAATGATTCTTCAAAGCAAGATAGTCTTTATAGCATTCAAACGGTGTCATATAGGTAGCTGTGCGGTCTTCTTAAGAATATTTAAAGATTCTGCTTCTGCTTGTATCTTTAATTTAATAATAGAATCCTTCTTAATAAGAGCAGCAGCATATTCAACATCGAGTTCATGGTTCTCACACCAATGTACTACAGCATCAATGTAATCCATTTTCTTCTCAAGCCGAATGGATTCTATATCAGATATGAATGTGGTATTATGTTCTAAAACTGGCATCAAATCTCCTATATTGCTTTAAGTAGAATGGTATCTTCATTGATCCGCTTTTGTAGCGCACCAACATTCAATTCCTTCATGAGTTTGTCTAGAACCCTTTTACCACCATTTTGTAATTTTGTCAATAGGTCATCGGCCTTTCTACCGAATCGGAACGTTTTACTTTTGTTCTCATCATATTTCGTGATGGTTACTCCCTTAACGTCCAATCCTCCGCGGTCTAGTGCATAGAATACGGTAGCCGTTTTATATCTGGTATTAAAGAGCCAGAATTCCTGAGCACCAACCAATTTCTCTGGAGCAATAGAAACCAATTTAAATTCCTTGCTTTCCTTAAGATACTTTACATTCTTAAGTTTTTTATCCAAAGAAACTGGTCGGGGCTTTCGTATCTGAACATTCTTCTTTTTAGTATTTGAAGAATATTTTTCTGCATCAGATACAACGGAAGTGTAGAATGTCGACCGTTCCTTATGTTGTTCTTTCGTGTATGAATAACCTTCTGCAAGAGATGCAGGACAACCCTTAGATGCAAGGATTACTGCCTCATCTGCAATAGGTTTATAATATTCTGCGACTCTGAGTGCCAAATTAGGCGGCAATTCATGTTTCTGCAGAGTTTCATACATTGATACAGACCAACCAGATGTGTCGATCATTTTCTCAAACATAGCAATAAAATCAGAAACACGATCAGTAATACGATCCTGAATTGAAGGTTTTTCTTTTACTTCTTCTGATTTAAGTTCTTCTTTATCTTTGAGATGCTTATAACTTTCCTTGATATACCTATCAAGTTGTTCATAACGAACTTCAGGGAGCTTGGCGCCACGTGTAATCATCCTGGCAATCCAACCAGCATTTACAGGGAACCAAGTATCCGAGACGTTTTTCATTTTCTTGGCATCTTCAGTACGATTTACGTTCCGAAGATATGCATCCAGATACTTACGAGCATCATCCCTAGTACACATATAGTGATACCAGTTCTGTGCTCTGCCATAAGCAATATCATCAAGAAAAGAAGTGGATTGGAATAATGGCTCATCGCCCATGTACTTAGAATTGATGAGTTGTGTTTCAGTAAAGGTTAACTTTACTTTTTTCATCTTCTTTGCAGCAAGACTAGGTACTGGACGACGAGCCATGATATATCCTCTATCAGCGTATATTGTATATTATATCAAATAAAAGGAAATGTCAAGGGTTAATTTAGGTTTACAATGCTATCTTTCAAATTTTCTTCATCAACAAGCTCAAGATGACGATTATTTGTATTTAAAACATATCCGATAGCAGTAAGAAGTTGCTCGAATTTCTCCAGATGAACATCGTACGTATCTTCATCTGAAGCAAAATATGTATGAGAATAATTCTCAAGCATATGCTGCTCCTTATCGTCAAGACGTTCAAATGATAGAGTCACTCTGATATTGTTCATTTTAATTCCTTTCTATTAAATTAGGCGGCTTCTGCCATTTCAATGGCAGTTTCAAGGGCATGGGTTTTCAGGTTCCGATTAGAACCATACCATGCCGATTGCAGACGGTTTTCCTGACTCCGACCGGCAAGATGATCGGTGTAATACGTAGTGGCATTAAATAGCTGCCAAAAGGTACCACGAGCATATTCTGCACCAGGCTGAGTATCGACAATTTCAAGAACTGTCTTAGCGGGCTTGGACAATTCCTTCTTGGAATCCGTCTTAGATGTAGCAACCGGGAACACACGCTTGAAGTATTCAACCATGTTCTCGTTTGTGTAACGCTTTTGACCCAAGAATTGAGCCATTTCCTTATACTTGGCAAGCTTGTCGGCGGCAACACCGAGCATTAGCTTGACAGAGTCGCCGTTGAATTCACGACGATGCGAAAACTTGACCATCCGCTCAACCTTGGTATTCAAGGAAAGTGTCAGGGTATTGTTACACACCACACGGATCGGGGTAAACCGAACGTCGGTAGAAAAGCCATATTTGTGGAAATTCGAGAAGTGAAGATACGATTCCACTTCATCACCCTTGAAAAGGGAAAAGCCGTCCTTGACCTTTGCAAGCGCCCAGACAATTTGGCCATCCTTCAGCGACCCTGCCGTGTGCATTTCCATGTCACCTTCGGCAATAAAGTCGTTGAAGAATTCAAATGCTTCCGAATTTTGAACGGGATTCCAGTCATCAGAAACAATGTCAAGAATTGTATTATCAGAGGTGCGTACCAGAGCAGACCGACCGACGGAAACGTCCTTACCGCCGACGTTAGCAAAGGCCGGGATCTTCTCGACCTTCCAATTTAGGTCTGCTGCCTCGAGCATCTGCTCGGGGGTCAGGTCATCGGGGACGCAAGTGCCCAGACCATGCCAAGGTGTAGGTCCAGCATAAGCCATAGAGGCCTTGCCATTCTTAATTTCAAGTTCGTGTGCCATTTTAACCCTTCACTGTAGTTGTTAATTACAAAACAAATATATCATATAAAATAAAATAAGTCAATCGTTTTTTAATTATTTCATCAAACCCCATGTAACTTTTTTAATGTCAAAAAAATGAACTCATTAACTAGGTCATCATGCATTTTTTGCGCTACTGACTTCTTAAGATTTGTGCGCCGAGCAACACGGCCGTCATTAAGTACAATTTCAACGTAGTACATCATTAAGAACCTCTCAACATCATAGTTGGATCTTAACCTATTTTTAAAAATAAGTCAACCCCTATTTTTTGGCCAGCCATTCGGGCATAGTGATCCGGGCCCGTCGGACGGCGATCGGCCCGAGAGGGCGACCTTTCCGATCCTTACCGCCAGGTACCAGGTACTCGTCGGAGATATACTCCACCGAGCAGAGGCTTTTGGGGCGATATTCACCGCCCAGGATACACCACCCCTTGGCAGTTTCATTGCCTGGGACAAGGAGGGTCTCGAAGGTAACCAATTGTCGCTTCATCATCATATATGCATCTTATACCAATTAAAGAAAAAAGTCAAACTAATCATATCAATACGTTAGTGCTAACCCATTGATTTTATTAAGAAAATATTTTCAACTTTTTTAAAAAAAATATTTCCCAATTATATCAACACGTTATGTGAGAGACGATGCTAGAGGTTTCTAGGCTGTATAAACCCACACTTAGCATGCTTAGTATCGTTAGAATTGGGCACTTCCGGCTAACGTATTGATTCTATTAGTATTCTCTGGCTTCGACCTATAGCCTAACGTATTGATATGATTGGAGAATTTTGAGAAATTCCCAGGAACGTCGACGAGGTCGAGGTGCTAACCTATTGATTCTATTAGAACGAAAAAAGGTTTAAAAAATTTACTTTTTTATTCCCATTCATATCAATACGTTAGTGCTAACCCATTGATTTCCTTGGTTTGACTTTTTTCTTTAATTGGTATAAGATGCATATATGATGATGAAGCGACAAATGTTTGACCTGGTTTTCTTTACCTGCCGCGATGCCCTCCTGGGCGCCGCCCTCTCGGCCGCGGTGTTCTGCGCCGCTTTGCGCTACGGTGGGGCTAACGCCCTGCCCATCTTCTTCGAACTTTTGTTTAAAAACTGACCGGTATGGGGTTGACTTATTTCTCGGAATAAGTTAAGATGCATATATGATGGTTTGAAAGGGTTTCTAATGCCTCGTGGCGTTCCTAAGTCTGGTTTTCGTAATACCAAGAATAACATTGCTCGGATGATGACCGTGCGATCTGACGTTCCGGCCGAACCGCTGGTCGTCGAGTCTGACTCTGATATTGAGGTCAAGCTGCAAGAACGGTTTGACGTCCTTTCGATGATGACGGATGCCGCCATCGCCGGTGACGTTCGTGCCCTGGTTGTGTCTGGTCCGGCTGGTCTAGGCAAGTCATTCACCGTCGAAAAGGCGCTCGAGCTGCATGATCCGTCTGAGGCTAATCATCGGATCGTGAAGGGTTACGTTCGGGCCCCTGGCTTGTTCAAACTGCTGTATCAGCACCGTCAGGCAGGCAAAGTGCTTGTGTTCGATGATGCTGACGCCATTTGGTTCGATGACGTCTCGATTAATCTGCTCAAGGCCGTGTGTGACAGCAACGACAAACGTATCGTATCATACATCACCGAAGGTGCTTTGGTCGACGAAGAGTCTGCCGAACTTCTGCCCAAGAGCTTTCAGTTCGACGGCACGATCATTTTCATCACGAACCACGATTTCGATGCAATGATCGACCGCGGTGACAAACGTGCGCCTCATATGCAGGCCATGATGTCTCGCGCGCATTATATCGACCTTGCCATGAAAACCACACGCGATTACCTGATCCGTATTCGTCAAGTCGTGCGCGATGGTCTCCTCGAGAATATCGGTCTGGATAAAACTGGTCAGTCTGATGTTCTTGCATACGTCGAGGATAATCACAACAAATTGCGTGAACTTTCTCTCCGTATGGTTCTTAAAATTGGTAAGATCCGTAAGACAAATGCGACCAATTGGCGTAAAATTGTCAAGATCACCTGCACGAAGGGGGTTTAATATGAACAAGAATATTTCCGCGATTGTTTCCCATATTATGGGGATTGCTGAGACTACACCAGATGACCGTGAGTCTGTGAAACTTTCCAGACTTGCAAATCGTCTGATGCATCAGGGTGCGCCATTTGAGGCGCCTCTTACAACTTCAGAAATTGCAGATGTTATGTTTTATCTAAAAGGTTCTTCTGCTCCGTGCTAGAAAGGTTTGGTAGATACAATGATGGCATTCACTATTACTACTTTCTTAAAGGATAATTGCTTTGACTTTGCTTTTGTGAGGTGTCATGTTTGTTTCCAAGTATGGGGAAAAGTCAACGAAGGTGTTTTTGATCATAGAACAAGTCATATTTCAATTAATTGAAATATTTGATCAAGTTAGGGATGATCTGAGATGGTAAAGAACGAGATTAGGCGTATGAACACAAATCAGGCCTTGGATCAAGTCAATCGTCATGTCTGGCATCCAGTCTGGTATCAGGTCAGATATCAGGTCTGGGATCAGGTCTGGTATCAGGTCTGGGATCAGGTCTGGGATCAGGTCGAGGATGATCTAAGATGGTAATGAATAGAATTAAGAAAGTTAGGAATCAGGTCAGATATCAGGTCTATAATCAGGTCTATAATCAGGTCAGATATCAGGTCTGGGATCAGGTCTGGGATCAGGTCAGATATCAGGTCTATAATCAGGTCAGGAATCAGGTCTGGGATCAGGTCAGGAATCAGGTCTGGGATCAGGTCAGGTGGCAGTTTGAAAATGATCTAAGATGGTGAAAAAACCATTGACAATATCAGCAACCAATGGTATTATGCCTTTATTGAAACACTGTGAAAGGAACTTAAAATGATTACGGAACTTACCAAGGAACAGCAGGATCAGATGCCGATCTACCGTGACAAGTGGATTGACATTGGTCTCTCTACTGAGACGATTGATCGTGATGCTGCTGTTGCAGCATTGAATATGGCTTATCAGGCTGCAGATCTTGCTCCTCCCAAGACGGTTTTGTTTGCGTCTGGTCCCAAGGATATGGTTCGGGTATTTCGTGAGACTTTTCCCAACGCTACTTGGGACGAATTCAATTCCAATATCATCTTCGGTGGTCACGAAGCTGACTGGGCTTCTTACATTGACTACTTCCAGGAAGTTGTTGGTCTTGATCTTAACAAGGCCAATGGTCTGATTGAACTTGCCAAGAGTTCGGGTTGGGTCTGGGTTTCACAGGATCTTGCCATTATTATGGATCGTCCTTCTCATATTCGTATGGATGAGAACAATGTTCTTCATGCAGAGGATCGTCCATCTGTTCTCTATCGCGATGGCTTTGCTGTTTATAGTTGGCATGGTCTTCGTGTTCCTCGTGAATGGATCATGGAAAAGGAAACGCTTACTGCTGCAAAGGCTCTGGGTCAAGATAATATCGAGATGCGTCGTGCAGCATGTGAAATTGTTGGATGGAGCAAAATTCTTGAGGATCTAAACTATTCTGTTGTTGAAAAGGACGAGGACGAACAGATCGGCACTCTCGTTGAGGTTGATTTGCCTGATGCCGGTAAGGAAAAGTTTTTGATGGTCAAGTGCGGGACTGGTCGTGATTTTGCAATCCCAGTACCTCCTGATATGAAGACTGCTTTAGAAGCCAATGCCTGGACTTTTGGTCTCAATCCGGAAGATCTTCGTGAGCTCGAAGTTCGTACCTGAGACTGTAAAGGATCACATCTTTAAATCATGGGACTGTGGCCTCCTCATAAGTGATAGTGCTTATGAGGAGGTTGCTTCATTGAGAAATGATGTGATGATTAAAGTCTATTGGAATTTTAGTTGTGATCTTTTATGGGCAATGATGGATCAGTTGGAATGGTAAAGAGTGATATTAACAAAGCCAAATGGCAAGTCCGGGATAAGCACTGGATTTATACGAATGAACTGATCAGAAATCAGGTTTGGGATCAGGTCAGTGATCAGGTTTGGGATCACATCAGAATTCATGTTAGGTATCAGGCCGAGGATGATCTGAAATGGTAAAGAAAGATATTGATAGTGTCAGATATCAGATCACCCATCAGGTCAGGTATCATGTCAGGGAACAGGTCTTGGATCATGTCAGGGAACAGGTCTTGGATCAGGTTGGGCATCAGTTTGGGCATCAGGTTTGGTTTCAGGTTTGGTTTCAGGTCATAGAACCGGTCTTGATTCAAATCTGGGATGATCTAAGATGGTAAGAAATAAAATTGATCGCACAATACTTCAAATTAATAATACATTTCATGATGAGTTCTCTGATTCCGTTATGAATAAAATTTGGTGGGATGTTACTGGACAAGACGTATATCAAAATTTGAAATATCTTTTATGGGAGCAAATTAGAATTGATCTAAAATGGTAGAAAAAAACTATACTCGTCAAATTTGGAATCCTATTTGGAGTCAAGTTATAGAAGATTTGAGATGGTAATTTTTTGTTGACAATACCATTTAAATGGTGTATAAATATAAATGTTGCTGTTGATTGCAATCAAATAGACTTGCTGAGACGGGAGTGCGACTCTCCCCACCTCCACCATAAGCACACGGTATGTCAGAACACTGGATGCAAGTCGTGTGTTTATGATGGGGGTGACTAGGTTCGATCAGCTGTGGTAAGGGTTGAGGTAGGCAATGAGTAAGACACGACTCACAATCAGTTCAAAAACTATAAATGCCAACGATAATGTTGCATTTGAGGGAACTGCCCTAGCGGCATAACCTCATTGGGTATGGGCTCCACCTAGAAACAGAACGGGCCCAATATACTAACATACTAAAATATACTAATATATACGAGGTTACATATGAATTCTTTTTCTGCACTAAAATCTTCTTCTAAGAGTTCCTTGGAGAAGTTGACACAAGAACTTTCAAAGCTAAATTCTGGTACTGAATCATCTAAGGATACTCGCTTCTGGTATCCCAATGTTGATAAGGCAGGTAATGGATTTGCTATGATCCGATTCCTACCTCCTTCTGCTAATGAAGATGTTCCATTCATTCGTATGTTTGAACATGCTTTCAAAGGCCCAACTGGACTTTGGTATTTTGAAAATTCTCTAACTACTATCGGCAAGAATGATCCTGTCGGTGAATTGAATTCCGTTCTTTGGAATCAATCATCTGATGAAAATTCACCTGGTCGTAAGCAGGCACGAGAACAAAAGCGTAAGCTAAGTTATATCTCAAACATTTATGTTATCCAAGACTCTGCCAATCCAGAGAATAACGGAAAGGTTTTTCTCTTTAAGTATGGCAAGAAAATCTTTGATAAGCTAAATGAGGTCATGAATCCTCAGTTTGAAGATGAAAAGCCAATGAATCCTTTTGACTTCTGGGCTGGTGCTACATTCAAGCTCAAGATTCGGAATGTTGAAGGGTATCGCAATTATGATAAGTCAGAATTTGCAACACCTGGCCCTCTATTTGATGATGACGATGCTATGGAGAAGGTTTGGAATCAGCAACATTCTCTGCAAGCATTCCTTGACCCTAGCAACTTCAAGAGTTATGAAGAACTCAAGAAGAAGCTTGATAAGGTTTTGGGACTTGATGATGCATCTAAGCTTACAAAGGCTCGGACAAAGACACCTGAGCCTGAGGATGATGAACTACCATGGACACCACCTAAGGTTGAACGTGCGGCAGTTCAGTCTTCTACGTCAGATGATGAAGATGATGACTTAGAATTCTTCAAACGTCTTTCAAAGGACTAATAAAGAAAGCCCTGGGGAAACTCAGGGCTTTTCTTTTATCCTATAAATCAAATATGTTTTTATATCGTTCGGCTGAATCTGCTGGTTCAAGATTCCCGGGATCATCTTTACTCAAAGGAAATTGGACAGAGCCTAAGCCAGGCATAGGTTCGGCCGATGGCATTGCAATAGGATTAACAGAAACATTAGGTGTGGCATTAGACCTTGCAGACATTTCACTTTGCGTTGATGCAACTATGGCTTGTGCACCAGTAGATGGTTCTGAAGTTTGTGGTGTAGCAGGTTTTGGTTGAAGTTCCTCAAGAGGAACTCCATTTTGTTCAAAACTAATATTATCTGCCGAAAATTTAATTTCACTTGCTTTCACACCTACTTTTTTATCCTCAACATTCACATCAATATTATTACCTTGACTTTGTAATAATGAAGAAGATGCTGAAGGTGATTCTTTTGATAAAGGCATTGCGGAAGGTGGAATATCACCTGGCTCGGGTAAAGCAGGTTGTGGCATAGAAGATTGTGCATCCGAAAATTGTTTCATATTTTTCAGATGAGCACGTTGTGGATCATCGTATAAATCATCAGGCACTTCTTGGCCATTAATAGATACTGGTATATTACCAATCATTTTATATTGTAAATTATCTGTGTCTTCTATACCCATACGTTTTGCAAAATTTTGAGCCGAACTTTGTCTAATATTCAATGCTAAATGATTTTCTAGAGAATCAAGCATAGATGGAGTCTGTTGATAAAAAGATGAACCATAATTGTGTTGTTTTGCATAACCATAAGCAACTTCTTTGGCTTCATCGTCATCACTAAGTTTCATATGTGAAAGAGTTCTTTTGACTAATGCATCAATTCTTTTATTTTTTTCTGCATCGGAATCTAATCTCCAAGCATCCATCCACTTTTTCATAATATCTTCAGATGGAGCATAAGATTGTATTAATGCTTTTGCCTGTTCTTCAGATAAACTTGATACGTCAGGGGAAGAAGGAGATGGAAGATCACCAAATGCTTCTTGTGTTGTTCTCTCACCTTTTGCAGTTTGCTCAAGATTTCTGAATGATTGTTGTGTTTCTGCAATACCTTCAGGTGTATTTCTTGCTTTATAAAGACCAAGACCAGTTAATGCAGCAACAGAAGCACCTGCAGCAATAGTACCACCTGCTGCACTTGTTGCAAATTCCGCAACGGTACCACCTGCTTCTGCTAATGCTGAACCAGCACTACTAAGAAATGGAACAGCTTTTGAAAATATATTTGCACCAGTTGCTAGTGCAGAAGAACCAATTCTTTTTGCAAATCCACCAACACCACTTGCAGCGCCGGAAATTAAATTTTTACCTTTACTTAAAAGTGAAGAAGTACCTGATTCAGCAAGTAAATTTTCAACCATATCACCTATATTACCTAAAGATCCATGACTTCCTTTTTTGATTACTTCTAAAAGTTTTTCAAGAAGAGATGTTGTGGTAGTTTGTTCATCTGTAAGTTCTGTAAGAAGTTTATTTGTATTTGATATTTGAATTGCCACAGATCCAATTTCAGAGGCTTTTTTTCTCTCAGCAGTATCAAATCCTTTTTCTGTTGCTTTATTTTGTGATTCAAATGCATTAATAAGTTTTGACAACTGAGGAAACATGAAGTCAAATACTTTACCGCCAAATGATGTATCACCAGAAGAAGCAGAAGAACCACCATTTTTTAATGTATTCTTTAAACCTTGTTTTGCTAAAACTTCAGGTGATATTTTTGATTCTTCACCTGTATTTCTATCAACAACAACTATATCATCTCGAGAACCAATATCTGACTTTGTTTTTCTTTCTTTTTTCTTCTTTTCAATACCCATTTCAACAACAGATTCAACTGTTGGTTCAGTTGGTTCTGGGATTTCAGGTTTTAAATTCTGTTCTTCAGCCAGTCTTTTTAAAAGAGCTTGAAAATTCTCTAATTCCTCAGGTGTAACACCACCAGAACTTGAAGAAGTAACTTTAAATGAAGAATTTTTCTTTGCCATATTATGCTGCCAATGCTTGCCCTAGTCGTTGTTTTATTGATATATCTGTTGTGTTTGTTGCTTGTGCTGAAGAAGGAGTAGTGCCAGAACCTTGTTGAACTGGAACAGGAACATTTGCGGCTATATTTTTAGGTGCTGTAGTTGCTGCTTGATCTGCTGTAGAAGCTTGTGCTAATTGTTGACCGGAACGCTTAGCATAATCTTGCATCCAATGTGCTTGATATTGTTGTGGAGTAAGACCACGATTTTCTGCTAATGCCGCTTCAGATATTTTCCCTTGAGCATTACCAGTATACCAAACAAGAGGTACTTTTGACACATCATTGTTATTTGCTTTTAAAATATCAGAAATAAAATTACCAGCAATTTGATCTTGAATGCCTGGTGGAGCATCTGCTGCACTTTTATATTCTGTTCCGACACCAAATTTCTTTGTTAAACTCTGCCATGTAGAATCAATAAACTGATATGCACCAGAAGCCGATGAACCTTTAGCATGTATCTTATAATTGCCACCGGATTCTCGACCTTTGATAGTATCAAGAATTGCTTGAACACCAGATGAAGCAGTAAAGCCAATAAAATCACCTACGGCCGAGGCAGCAGATGATACAGCAGTTCCGACGGCTGATGCCGCAGATGATAGACCAGAACCAACGGCTTCAGCACCCGAAACAAGTGACTTACCAAGTCTAGAAAAGAAACTGTCGGAACTACCATCGGAACTATCAATTACAATCTTTTTTGCATCAAGATTCAAAGCTTCCACTTTTGAATCACCTTCATTTTTATTGACAATTTCATTCACGGCTTTGGGTAAGGTGATAGGTATACCTTCAGGCGTAAATAATAATTCTGGAACATCTTTATCTTTACCTACTGCTGTGGTAGAAGTTTTTGCAGCAATTTGATCTATAATTGAATCAACAAGATCATCAACACTTTTACCTAAAAATTCCGAAGCAACATATCCACCTGCAAAGCCACCAATAAGACCGACCGCAGCACCTACTAAATTCCCAAATCCAGGAACAACAGAACCTGCCATAGCGCCAATGTATGTTCCTATAACACCACCAACCCAAGCCAAACCAAATTGATCCACTAAATGTGCTATAACTTTTGTAACATTTACCTTATAATTTGGATCATTTGAATCTAATTCCATTATTTCAACAAAACCATCATATATTGTCTTTGCAATTAGAGCAGGCATTAACACCTTACCTGCAACAGTCTCAACAGCGCCAGCAAGTGCACTGTCAACTGCACCGACGGCTTTACCAGCTATTTTTAAACTTTTTCTTCCAATTTCAGCGCCTTCACTTGCAACAGAAGAAATACCAGATTTGGCTGATTCCGCAACATTACCTAGTGTTCTTGTTGTTCGTTGCCAAAAACTTTCAGGTGGTGCTTCTACAGGTCTGGGTGCTTCTACTTTTGTTGAAGGAGCAGGAGTCTCTACAGGTGCTGGTTCTGGTGCTGGTGTTGTTTCTGCTCTTGAACGTGCAATCTTTTCAAGACGAGCATCTCTTGCAGAACCTTTTAATTCATTACCATTTTTATCAAATAAATTTATTTTACCTTCGCGTTCAAGTTTCTCAATTCGAGCATCTCTTGCAGAACCTTTTAATTCATTACCATTTTTATCTAGAAGATCCTCGGGTGAAATTACTCGTTCTTCTTTTAAATCTATCTTTTTGGATGGCTTGTTCGGATTCTTTTCAACAGGTTTTTTAAGATTTTCTTCAGGTGTTTCTTGCTCAGCTGTTTTCTGAGCATTTCTTCTTGCTTCTTCTTCTGCAACTCTTTTCCCTTCCTCAGCTTTTCTTCTGGCTTCTTCTTCCTCAGTTGCTTTTGCTTTTGATTGTTTAACTCTTCTTAAAGCATCAATCAGTCCAGCATTTGAAGAAGCAGAACCAGAATCATATTCCGAAATAATATGATTGAGAATTTCATTCTGTTTGACTATATTTGAATGTGCAAGTTCCAACAAGGAATTGCTATTCTCAATCAATGAAGCTACACGTTCAACAGAACCCGTAAATGTTCTTTCAATATTATATTCTTCTCGTTCCTCACCTTGCTCCTCAGTATCAAGGGTATCCAAATTTTTAGAAATTAAAGCATTAAGATTTGGAAACAATGCACTAAAAGTAGCACCGCCAATTTGCTTCAAAGCAGATTTTGCAAATCCAGGAGTATTATTTTGTTTTGGGAGAGAAGTCTCCTCATTAGCCACCAGATAAATTCCTTCTTTGTTCTTCAAGATCTTTTAAATATTTCAGAAGCATATCAACAAAGAAATCACGTTCAAATGGCATCATATCCTCAATTTCACTCAATGAATACTTATGGTGTTGTATGAGTGAAAAATTAGTAAGGTAAAAGTTTTCAAGTGTATTATGGCTTAACCCAACGTAAAAAAATCTGATAACGTAGTCAGCTCAATCACTCTGTCCTTTCCATTTGCATTTTTGTATTCAAGCTTGTGATATAGTTTTGGAGTCGATTCCATAAATTTTATAATTTCTTGATATGTCAATACACCTAGACTATCCAAGAATTCTTCGATTTCTTCTGGTGTATAATTTTTTGGATCGTAAATTTCATCACCATCGTAAATCTTATCAATACATCGGACAATCAATTCATAGAATGAATTATCACCACTCTTTAGAAAGTCCTTATCATCAAAAAGTGATGCTGCAGGATATTTCATAAGAATACCAACATCCTTATTTACTTTAATATTCTTATTTGCATTTTCTGGAAATTTAACTTCTACAGAATTCAAATCAACTTCAAAATTATATACTTGATTGTCTTCGTTATCCTTATAGGCAAGCTTTGCAATATTTGAGACCGAAAATGCTCTGATACGTAAAAATAGATATTCAAGATCAAAGATGGGAAGAATATCAACATCAAATTTATCTGAAATAGCACAATTATTTACTACTTGCTTGATTGCCTTGAAATAATCAGCTGGATCAGAACTTGTTTTTGCCATAAGAAGTAATTTTTCTTCTTTCACAAGAAAAGGTCGAAATGTTTCCATCTTTTTAGTCGATGGAATACAAATATCATTCATAGGATATTTCAGTTTAGGTAACATACTAAAGCCTCTCTTTTATTGTATAAGTTGCCATCTCTTAAATGAAAATTCTACTGATACTCTGTAAAGTTTATCAGTATCACTCCAATCAACCGTTGTATCATCTATAGCTGTTGGAAATGCCTCAATAACTTTTATATTCTTGGAAATATTTCCAAGATTATCACAAACTGTAATGGATATATCTTGCACAATATCATTTCTATATGCCACAGAATATTGTGGTTGACTTTCAACACCAGTAAAAATACCGGTATAATCAAACGCAGAGGTAGTCCAAAGATAAAAAAGTTTGAAAATATCACTTGCTTTATTTTCTAGAAAAGTAATATGCATTTTGCTAAATCTAGCATTTGTTGTAAATTGTTTATTGATACCTACACCATACGTGCGATTGTCAATAGTGTCCAATGTAATACCAGGAATTCTAACTTGCTCTGCTCTAAATTGAAGTAGTCTATCCAATGGGTATTGAAATTTAAATCTAGTTTGTTTCTGAAATAATGCAGGGAGCATGAAATTACAAAAATATCTATTAGTCTGAATTGTGCCAGTTTGATTTAAATGCTCCGTAAAATTGGATATATTAAACCCTTGATCTGCGCTAATGGTTTGATCCGTGCTTATGGGTGTAAGTGCCATATTATCCT